AGGGTTATAAAGTTTGACGATGATTCTAACGCCTTGCTTGACAGCTTGGCTTATAGACTTGTTGACCAACAAAACTCTTTAGAAAAAGAAGGCCTAGAAGTTTTATTATCCCGAACCAGAGAAAAAGCCATGCGTCTTGCTTTAATCGGAGCTCTTGCTGACGATAGGAGAACCAAAGTTATTAAAGGCGATATAACTCAATGGGCGATAGATTATGTTTATTACTACGATCAACTGCTAATAGAAAATTGTAAAGATAAAGTTGCAGGTTCTGAAATGGAAGGTCGTATCAAACAGATACTTAGCTTTATTAGATCGCAAGGCGATTGGGGTATAAGTAAGCGTGATATTGATCGACGTGAAATATTCAGATCAATGAAGTCGTATGAAGTCAAAGAGATTATAGAACGACTTAAAAACTCAGGGGAGATACAAGAAAAAGATTTAAGAGCAAAAGGAACTGGGCGGCCAACAAAACGTATTGTTGCGATTGATCCAGAGTTTTTTAATGAAGATTGATAAGTACGCAATGCGAGAAACTATAAGTGACGTAGGCGTAGGCTTTTTGCTGGCCTTTCCTATATCACTTACGGTATTGAATATCTGCAATTATTTTAACGCTTCTATCTTGGCAACATCTGTTGCGCAAACATTTGTCTTTACCATTTTTGCCATACTCAGAAAATATTACATACGCGTTACATTTAAAAAGGGAGAAAAAAATGGATAAGCCAAAACCAGTAATGGAAAATATTAATGACCAAAAACGTGAAGAACGTGTCGCTGGTTTTATTGAAGGCCTATGGAATGTTAGATGCCATAAACTACCAGTAAGCTACGGCTTAGACTACTGGTGTGAATCCAAAGAAGTTTCTTTTTGGTTAGAAGTAAAATGCAGAACATTTGATATTAGCAAGTATGATACTTTGCTGCTTTCAGCTAGTAAACTAAGAATGGGCTCTGCCCTATCTTTAGCTACCAATCAGCCATTTGTAATTGTGTATGCAATGACAGACAGCGTTTACAGTCATACCTGGAAAAAAGATTATGTCTACGATGTTAGGTTCGGAACAATAGCAGAACCTATTTACGAAGAAGATTCAGAGCCATACATTCATTTTGGTAAAGATGAATTAGAATGTTTATCTTCTCATCCTTTAGGCTTCAACAGAGAAGAAATGGGATTGGTAAACAATTATAAAAAAGATAAATAAAGGAGAGAGAAATGCCGATTAACTCAAGGACCAAGGGTGCTACATTTGAAAGAGAGGTAGCTAAAATTTTAAATGATTTTTTTGAATCTGAGGGTATTGATTACGTTTGCAAACGTAACTTAGACCAGTATCAATCTAAAAATTTATGCGATATAAACATTCCTCATCACGCCGTAGAGTGTAAGTTTTATAAAGAGGGAGACTGGTATCAACAAGGGTGGTGGGATCAAGTCTGTAAGTCTACAGATGGCCGTATCCCTGTTTTAATTTTTAAATACAACCGCAAGCCTATTCGGGTATGCGTACCTTTGTATGCAATTAATTCTGAGTGGGAAAAAGATGACAACAAGGTAACAGTTATGCCAATCAAAGAATGGTTAGAAGTGTTAAGAAAAAACTGGGATCTTTATTTAATTAAGGACTAAGCTATGTTTGATAATCTTTGCGCTATATCAATATTTGCAGGCGATGTTCCAAGTAAGCTTGGACTAAGAATTCCAGAAGTTTGTGTTGCTATAGGCTCAACTTTTGGCAAGTCTAAGCTTGACGTTAACCGAGGCCTTTCAATTGTTTGAATTTCTTTGCTTACTTCTTCTGTTATATCTCCTAGATTAATATCTTCGATGGCATCGCTTGCAATGTTTTCTACTTCTTCTTGAACTTGTCCTCCTACGTCAATAACCTCTCTTGCTAATTGAGTTGATGGAAATAATCTTAAAGAATCTTTAAAAGCTTGCATGACAACATTCACACTTTCTTTATCAGATTTTGCCAATCTTCTAACAACTGACGGATTTCTTAATACAGAACCCATAACTCCTAATTGAACAAGAGTTGGCAACATTGCTATATTAAATGCGTTAACGGCAACTGCTCCAGCAATTAAAGTTCCAGCTCCTCCACCTTCAGCGGCGGTCATTACTCTTAAATCTCTAACTAAATTTCTTAAAGCTTGAGTTTGCTCTTGACCAAACATTTCTCTTAAAACATTGTCTCCTTTAGCATTTAATGCTCTTTCTAATGCAGAAGCATTAAAAACCTCATCTACTGTTTTTCCTGGTCCAACAGCAACATTCAATAAATCTCTCATGCTTTCTTGTTGTATTTTTCGAAAAGTATCTTTATCTACTACTTCTTTTATTTTAGTTATATTTCCAGATTGACCATTTCTAAATAAAGTAGAAACAATTTCATCTGGCTCGGCGGAAACAATTCTTTTTAAAAGTTTGTCTGTTTCAATAACGTGTTTTGCATTTTCTGCATCTACTAATTTTCTAACAACATTTGAAAAATCTTTTGTTTGTAATTTATCAACAATGTTAGCAAACTTTTTAGCATCTAATTTTGTGTTAATTTTTGCAAAATCACTCAACGCTACTTCTAAATTTGGGACATTGTCAAAAAGAACATTTTTAGTAGATCCTAGTTTGTCGTTAATAAATTTAGCAAAAGATACTGGATTGATAGCCCCAAAGTCATCTACAGAATTTGCAACAGCTTCGCGTAAAACATTTTTCTGAAGTTCTGCTTTTACTTCTGCTTTAGAAGAATTATCCAAAGCATTTAAAACTCTGTTTAATGCTGTAGGAAAATCTTTTTTTATTACGTGTTTGTAAATATCATCTACATCGTAAGAATTAATAGCAGCTTCTTTTCTAATTTTAGCTATTTCAACACTATTAAATGGTTTAATCGCATTTCTATAATCTGCATTATATTCTTTTATCATTCTTACAGCGCTAGACATATTTTCTGCCGCTTGTTCTTTTGCTAATTTTTGTTCTGCCTCTAGTTGGCCTTTACTTGGTCTTCCTCTAGCTCTAACAACGCCTTCTGGCTCAAGCTTGCCAGTTGCTTTTAAACCCAAAGATGCAAAGTCTCCACCTCTTTCTAAACGTGAGAATATATTGTTTATTTCTCTTTCTACTTTACCTAAAGCTAAGCCTAATTTTTCAGACTCTACCCCAGATGCTCTTTTAACAGCGAGAATAGAGCCTCTAATCTCATTTAAAGCTTCTATTGACATTCCTTGGTCTTTATAATTTTTTAATATTCTTTGTAATGCAGCAACTGGATTAGATGGAACTTGTTCTAAGGCAGATAAATTTTCTAAATATGGATTCCTTTTAATTAAATTTGCAACCTCTACTGATAATCTATCTAAAGAAATATTTATCTTCCCATTAATAGCATCTAAGTTATTAGCAGCCAAAAAATTATCAATATCTCTTGATCTTTGAACAAATGTGCCAACAGCAATTTCATTTCCAAATTCATCTTTTGTAATTCCAAATTGACTTTCATATATTTCTTTTAAATCATCTCTTATTTTTTGTCCTATCCCTATGCGATCAGGTTTTAAAGAAAAGGCGCCGTCGTCTATTTGCTCTATAGCATTTTTTACATACGCATCAACATCTTGATTGGTTTTAGCAGCCTTGTTAGACATTTCTTCAATCAATTCATTTACCTGCCCTTTAGTAAGTTGGCCAGTTTTGAATGCAGTTCCAACGGCTTGAAGGTCTAAAGTTTCATCTTGCAAATCTTCTAAAAATTTTTGCATTCTTTGATTTCCGTATTTAATCAATCTGTTATCTCTTTCTGTTCTTCCAAATACAGTTTCACTTGCTGCTTGTAATCTACCAGGAATAGCTCTTCCTAAAGCTCTTTGGGAAACCGCAGCCTCTTCACCAATAAATTTAATGGTTCCATCTGCTTGAGCTTTTTTAATATCTTTATATGTTGGCATTCTTCCTAAAGTATTTTTTAAAGCCTCTACTTCTGCGGGATCTGCTCCAGACGCAATAGCTCTTGCAATATCTATATCTCCTGGTATAGCTGGTTTTCTTCCCAACAAAGCGTGTAATGCCGCTCCTCCTCCCTCAAATAAACCTTGAGACAAACCGCCAATACCAGCCTCCATTAAAACATCGCCAGCTACCTCTCCAACTGACTCTCTTTGCAAGCCTTGAACAGTCTCAAAAATCTCTTCTCCTAATTGGCCTCCTCCTGTTCCAATTGCTGCAGCGGCAACTCTAGGAAGTCTTTGAGATTTAAAAAATGGTTGCATAAATTTCATCAACCTTCCATGCGGGGACAAAGCAACTAGAGCTCCAGCTAACGGTCCAACAGTTCCTCCAAAATCTGCAAAATCTGAAAATGAAAAACCTTCTTCATCAATAATAATATTTTTATCAGAAAGATTGTCTTTATCTAACATTCTTTTTGAAACTAGCCTTTGTTGGCCAATTGGAGTAATTGCTATGTTTCCTTTGGTGTCCCTTATAAAACCATTTGATCCAGCGTATCTTTGCAATACAGCTTCTTTTTCTTCTATGTTTTCAGCCATATCAAGCTGAGCTCGAAGAAATTTGTTTTGAATGCCAGTTTGATAATCAAAGTCTTCTTCTTCAATTATTTCAGCAACTCCTTCTTTAGCTATATAATTTTTTGCTTTTTGAATAGCTTCCTGCTCTTTGCCAGGAGGCCCTATAACTTCAATATATCTACCGTCTGGTAAATTAACTTTGTACGTTACCTCGTTTGCCATTTTATCTCATATTTAAAACAACTACAGGTCTATCTGCTGTTGCTTGAGTTGAAAGAATATCAAATTGAGAAGGTATAGCATAACCCGCGTTTTCAAAAGGAACTCTAGCGGCTAAATAATTTGCGTATGAATTTTGTTTTTTCTTCCTAGCTCGTCCTAATGCTAAATTTATTTTTTGAATTACAGTAGATTGATCTGCATTCCAATCAATAGCTCCTATTAAATTTCTAGCAACCTGTCTGTCTAAGTTAGATATAGTTCTTCCAGACTCACCTGTAAGTTCTTTAATATTACCGTTAATAATATCTTCAATAATATTTTTTGCTATTTCTCTTGTGGTTAGTTTAGGATCTGGTCCTGGTAAAAAGGCTGTAGTTTTTCTAGCGTATTCCTTAAACAAAGGAATTAACCCAGTTACATCTCCTGTCTCAACTAATTTAGCTGCCTCATTTAAGGCTACAATAACGCCATCTGAAGTATCATATTCAAAAGTTGCGTTTGATAAATCAGTTTCATATTCTGCTTGTTTTGTTTTAAAATCTTTTGTAGATTCAAGTCCTTTTTTTACTATTTCTTTTTGTATGTCTGCGTAAGATTCTACTCCAAGTTTTTCCATTTCAAATTCTCTTTCTACTAAAGCAGCTTCTTCAGCGGCTCTTTCTTGAGCTGCAGATGCTGATCCGACAGCAAATCCTTCTGCTAGATTTTCAGCTCCCGCTAATCCTGCGGATAGATTTCTAAGCAATCTTATAAAATTTTTATTTCCAGTAACTTTACTTTGCAAAGATGCTTTCTCAGTTGCTTCTTCTATAATTGCTTTATCAACTTCATCCGTATTTTCTGAAGTAGTTACTCCATCGCTCGAAACTTTTACACTTGGTTGCGTAGAAACATTTTTTAATATTTCTTCTGATGTGTTGCCTTTTGCATTTATATCAAAATTGTTAAGCATTTCAGCAATTTGATCTTGCGTTTGAGTAGGAACTTCTTTTTTAATTACAGCTTCAGTTCTTTCCTTAGTAATTTCATCTGGGGTAGTAACTGACGCATCCGCTAATTGAGAGCCTCCTACGTACATACCGCCTAAACCAGTAGCAGATAAGATGCCTTTTGATAGACCTGTTAAAGATCCTTTTGCAATCTCTGTTCCAGCAGGGCCAGCTATAAAATCTGCTGAGCCTTTTGGATTATAAAAAGCTTTGCCAAAAAAAGACCCTGTTCCTTGTATCGGTCTTTTTAAAGCAAGTATTCCAGCTGTTTGAATAGATTTATTGGTTAGTTGAAGAATGCCTCTTTCTTTTTCCATATTACGCAAAGCTTCTCTAGGACTTCTACCATACGCCATATCTATTGGAATAACTCTGTCTCCAGCTTGTCCGTAATATTGACCTGTTTTATCTTGAACAATATCAAATTGATCTGAAGATATTTGTGGTGTTACTGAATATAAAGAATCTCTTGTTGAAAATCTTGGAGGAGAAACATTTCTTCCCGCCTCTATAATTGGCAAGTTTGAATTTGCCACATCTCCAGCTGCAAACATTTTTCTTTGTAATACGTTCATTTAAGAATAAGTACCTGGGTTTGGCTGATATGGTTGAAAACCTGGATATGGATTTCCTTGACCATACGGATTAGCATACGGATTAGCTGGTGCTCCAGTATTTGGTCCTGCAGGATTTCCAGCTTGTCCTTGCGTGTTAGCTGTATTTGTTTGTTGTCCTTGTGGTTGATTATATAAGGTTGAATATGCTCCTAATGCTGTACTTAAACCATATTGCAAAGGATCTATAGGCAATCCATATTGCTTATTAATTTGAGTTTGCCCTGATTGATATTTTGGTGCAAATCCTTGTATGTAAGATGTTGCTTGAGTTGGAGCCATTCTTGTAGCTTGTTGCTGAGCATATTGTCTGTCTAGTTTTTGTTGCTCAATTCCTCTTTGAGTAGATCCTAGACCTTCTAACATGCTAATATCTGCGCCTCTTAGTCGTTGTTGCGTTGCGCCTAGATCTCCTAATTGAGAACCGTATCCTGCTAAGTTAGCACCTATTCCAGCAATCCCAGTACCTACGCCAGAGATGTCTCCAGCCAACTGTCTTGCCGCTGCTGATCTGCCTTGACCTAAACCAAGCAAATCTTGAGCATATTGTCTTTGAGCGTCAGATCCTTGCGCCCCAAACCCAGCCTCTAACTGAGCCCCTCTTTGAGCTGCTGATCTTCTATTTTCAAGTTCTTGCAATGCTCTTGATTGCGCCGTATCAAAGCCACCCGATCTAATTTTGCTTAATACGTCGCCTAGACCTCTGCCTAAAGATTCTTGTCTTTCTTGAGCTGTTAGCCTAGCCCTTGAGCCAAACGCTGATTCGCCACCTCGAGAAATATCGGATGCCCTTTGTTGGATGTCTTGCATTTCTCCAGCTTTTAGAACGTCTTGAATTGTTTGGTCAACAACCTGTTGCTCAAATGGATTGTAGAACTGGCCTGCCATTCTTGGATCGTAACCTTGTAAAGATTGGCCAAGAAGCTGTCTAGCTGATGGTCCGCCAAAACCTAAACTGCCAAAAAGACCGCCAAGCCCTGAACCTAATTGTTGTTCGGCTTGTCCAAAGTAAGGTTGTTGCATGCCATAAGCAGACCTATATCCGCCTAAAGATTCATCTAACAAACCTCTTTGTGTACCTAAGTCAGATATGCCTTGTTGTATTAAATTTTGTTGCCTATCTAGAAATGGCTGATAAGAACCAATACCAGTTTGAGCTAACTGTCTTGCTTGTTGCTCTTGCGCTGATAATCCCGCTGTTTCTTGTAAAATAGCTGGTTGATCTAAAAAAGCTTGTTGAGCTGCTCTTGTTGCTTGATTAATTAAGCCTGGCGTATCAGTAGAGCCAAAATATAATTCTCTTACAGCAGGATCAGATATAACTTCTGCTCTTCTAAGGTCTTGTAAAACAGGATTAAGTGGGGTTGCCATTATATTATATTGCCTCAAAAATATTCATTAACTCGCGCATATTTTTTACGCCTTCTTCGCGTGAAGCGTTACCACCTTTAATAAGCTCAATACCAGATTTGGTTTTATTAACGTCAAATGCTCCAGCTCCGCGTGTAGCTTTGGCAGTCATTACAAACTCACCGTCGCTTAACATCGCTGGTATATCATCTGAAGTTCCAGTTCCTGGTCCTTCTGATTCTCCACCTTCGCGCATATCAAGCTCACCAATCATTGTTGCTAAACCGCCTTGATTAAAATATTGTCTAGCCTCACCGCCAAAAGCAAAGTCTAAAGCTACAGGTGCAGGAGCTAAGCCGAAGTCTGCTCTGCTGCCGCCTGTTCCTAAGTTTTGAGCCATTTGGTATCTGCCTAGCTGATCCATTGTTACTTTGGGAGTTTCTGCTATACCGCCCATTCTTTCTTTGGCTGAATCATAAGCAGTTTTTCCCAGCAAACCTGCTAACGCGGCTGCCCCCATATTTCCTCCAAAAAGTCCACCTATACCACCACCGCCTTGACTTGGAGAGCCGCCAGTTAAAACATTTTGAGCTCCTCCAATTAAACCTCTTCCAGTTACTTTTCCAGAAGCTCTAGCATTTGCAACTAGCTGATTAAATGTTCCGTCTGCTTTTGCATTTCTGATTTGTTCTTCAGTATAGCCCGCAGACATAAGTTCTTGAGTTCTAGTTTGACCAGTATCTCCTGTCATAAATTTAGCAAAATCTTCAATTCTACCTATCCCAGATTGCCCAGCATTTCCTATTCCGCCTTTAAACAAACTACCTATTCCAGATTGAATTGCGCCTTTACCAAATGATAAAGCTTGTCCTAAAGTTCCGCCAGAACCTGCTGTAATTGCATTTCCGACTCCACCAAGACCTGGTATTTTAGCAGCTAAGCTACCAATACCGCTGGCTACGTTGCCTAAACCAACTTTTCCCAACAAAGATCCACCTACAGCGCCTAAAGCTTGGCCTACGCCAGGAATAAACATCGCTACAGGAGCAACTTTTTTAATTACTTTTTTAGCTTTTTTCCAAATTTTAGATAAAAAGCCAAACTCGGGTAGACCCGTTAAAGGGTTTAAATCCATGCTTCCATTTCCAACTAAGAATTGATTTGAATCAATCCCGTAATTCGAAATGGCTTTTTCGATTGCTACTTTTAAAAGGGGGTTATCGCGTAAAGCTTGGGCTGGGACGACCATTTCATCTAGGGCTACGTGAGCTAGATAAGTGTCTTCATTTCTGCCTAAAGCAGCGATTCCTTGGAGTTGTTCTTGTTGTCTGTTGTTCAGCATACCTTGTTCCATATGTTATATTATCATCTTACAAGGTTATTGTAATATCTCCGTTTGTTTTTACCGAAATACTACCCAGTAAACCTTGGGCTTCGTATCCTTGAGGATTGGGTTCATTCATCAAATCAATAAACTCAGTCCCGTTAAATACTTGCAACACTTGGGTTGTTGTATTAAAGATTAGCGTGCCAAGATTAAAATTTAACTTGTCACGTTGCGTAGTTGATAATTGCAAAGTATTATCAGGGTCTACTGCTCCTAAGTTTATCTCTAAAATTCTTATAAGTCTATTAAAAGTAGCGGAAGCAACGCTCTCTCCTTGCGCTTGCGGGAGCTGAGTTGGAAGTAGCTTGCTCATCTTCTTCCGTCAGTTCTTATATCTATTCTTGTTGCGCCCAGTCTCCAGCCTATTCCTAAATTACCGTTGTTTGCAGCATCATCATCTGACTCAAACCTCAAGACCATTTGCCTTGCTCGGCCTCTAACATATGCTTGCTGAGTGCTAGATTGTATGGCGCTAGTAGAATTGGTTGTTAAAGAATCTCCAGGAAAGTTTCTTGTTTTAACAACAATATTGACCGAACCATTTTCGCTGGTATCTTGAATAAACTTAAAGTCGGGAATAATTCTTCTGATAAAAGTAAACTGTTCGCCATCACCTATATCAAAGTCAGAGCTTTCAATAAACACATTTGTCATCGGCGAGCCATCATCGTCAAAGCCAATTTCTTGCTGATACAGATACCCGCTGCTTACAGCTCTAGGGTAGTTTTCTATACCAGCATCTAGCCAAGCTGTTCTGCTAAGTTGGCCATACACCCAAGTTTGTTCTGCATAATTGTAAATAACATACCTGTCTACTTCGTTGCTTGAAGCAGAGCAATAGAACCAACCCACCTCATTCTTATCAGCAATTGTAAAAGCGTTAATTTTAAAAGATTGCGTAAGGTTGATATCGTTAAATACGTAATTATGAACGCTGCAAGGCAGCGTTTGTACGCTACCGTTGTAAGCGTAAAAATTGTTGTAACCCATCCAGTAAACAGCAGAAGTAGATGTCGTTGCTGCTTTTGGCCCTACCAAGCCTGTTCCTTCATTAATTAAGTTAACTGAGAATGTAAAAGGCGGTCCAACAAACTGCATGCTGTATACAGCGGTATCAGTCCAAACCAATATTTCTTGCCTTGATTTAACAGCTCCGATAATTGAAGATCCAGAAGATAGCCTCAAAGAGCCAGCAGTATTTGTAATTTTTGGCTCAAAGTCTAAGTTATTTTCTTGGTCTGAGAAAGCAATTAACATAGGGTCAACAGTTCCTGTTCTAGCTGAACCTGCATCGTTGATTGGATCAGAGCCTAAAACAATTAAATGCCTGTCAATTTCTGAAGTAATAACTTGCAAGCCAACCGTAGGCACTAAATTAGCGCCAGCTATTCCAGACATATCAACAGCTCTAGTTCCAACGCCGTTGTTTTCAGTCCATTGATAGATACCGCCACCCCTAACATTCATAATTAAGTTTTCGCCAAAGTTATCATGGGTCCAAAGTCTTAGCTGATTATTTGGAGATAAAGCAGTTACTGATCCAAAAGCCCCTTCACCCCATCCGTTTAAACCCCAACCAGTTCCTGGAACGTAAACATCAAGCCCAACATTTATTTGATATACCCCTACTGTAGAGCTTCCACCATTACCGCTGTCTCCAGCCGCGGCCAATACTGGATCGCCGCTAGTATCTTTAGCCTCTATTGTATAAGAGTTAGCATTAACAATGGTTGCTATTTGATATTCTTGATTGAGCACCGTAGCAGTAATATTACCGCCAAGAGAGGCTGCGCCTGAGAAAGTTACAAAGTCATTTTTTACTGCGCCATGAGCTGTATCAGCAACAGTGATGGTTGCATCTCCAGTTCCAACTTTAGCAAAAGTTACATCTCCTGCGCTAGTAGTTAATCTTATTGGGGTAATATCATTAAAAGAAGATCCTTCTTCTATATAGTATTTAAAGGTTGTTCCTAAACCTAAGAATTTTGTTCCGCCTAGAGAAACCCAAGAATGCAGAGCCCTGCAAGTTCCTAAAAAAGTATTTAAATTGTTTTTTGCCCAACCCCCAAATTTTTCTGGTAAACCTTTTCTAAATCTTACAAGATTAATATCAAACCAACCGCCTTCATTACTATAATCAGTTCCTTCTCTGTTTACGCCTGGTTTAAATAATGTTTTTTGTAAAGCCATTCTATATATGTTCCCAGCTCTTACCCTCAAACATTAAAGCTTCTGCTTCTCTTCTTCTTGTAAGTCCAGCCAAAACTTTGCCGCTTGCTTTGTTCCATCTTTTCATTTGCGCAGGTACTTCATCGTATTTACCTTCGTTCAAAACTCTAAGCATAGAACTGCTTTTAAGATTATTTGGCCCTAAGTTGTATACCCAAGAAACTAAAGAATCAAATTGACATTGATTCATTGGCACTGTAACAAGGCTGTTAACATAATGCTCATACTCATCTTCTAGCTCGCGCCACAACATAAACTCTGCTTTTTCTTCAGTCCACTTATCATCTTCTTGCACATCTTTGGTATGACCATAGCCTATAGTCCAAACCCCTGCTGCGCATTTGTAGGCTTCTAACTCACAACCTTCAAATTTTTTTATAATATCAAATCCGTCATCTGAAATATTCATTATATTGCTACTACCCCTGTTAAAGAAGCTATTAATAAAGTTGCCATAAAACCAAAGGTTCCAAATACAGCCATTTTTAGCGTTCCGTTTAGATTGCTCATCTCTTGTTTTATTTCTGCTGTTTCTTTGAATATGGTCTTCCATCTTTCTTCACATTTTGCCTCGTGAGATTTTAGATCTGAATGCACATCTGATGCTGTTTTTCTACTAGTCATCTTTATCAGGTGTATTTGAAGCGCCAAAATAAAAAGATATAACCGCAGATGCTAATCCACCTAAATATCCTAAAACTAAATTAATAAGAGCTTCAGAGTTTTGTTCTGGCGGCTGTAAAGTTACTAAAAAAATATAACCCATAAACCCACCAACAACAGCTATACCCATAATTCTTGCAGTCCAGTCTTTGCTAAACTTGCCTCTAGCGTCTTGCTTATCTGCTACCTCTAACTTAAATACATCTACTTCAAGTTCTTTCATTTGTAACTCAAAACTTTGTTCAGCTTTTTTAAGCTCTAACATTTGCTCTGGAGTCGCTGCTTGTATTGCTTTATTAATAGACTTTGGATCTGATTGACAGCCAAGAACTCCAGCGATAACTGATGCTGCTTGACCGCCTAACGGGCCGCCTAACGCAGAACCAAGAGTAGGGGCCAAAGCTCCCACAACATTTTTAATTAAACCAAATTTCATAATTACCCCGCTAATGGATTTTTATCATTCATCTTTGTTTCTATCTTATCCACTTCTTTGTTTAAAGATTGAATGTCAGCTTTAATTGTAGCTATATCTGTTTTTATTTCAGTAACATCTGGAACAGAAATTCCATCTATTTGTTTTTCTAAAAACTGTACAGATGTTTCTATAGAAGCAAATCTTTCTTCAATAATTTTTTGTTTTTGCTCGGTATCACCTATGCCGCCTATTTGAGCTTCTAGGTTATCTAGCCTATTAACATACTGAGCGCCTTGATAACCAAAGCCAGCTAAAGTCGTAACTATGCCTGCAAGAGCTATTAGTTGAGTTGTTTTGTTTTCAAACCAATTCATTTCAGCCTCCTATAAATTTGGTTGCAATTTTCTTAAATCAGTTAAAGTTTTTATACTCTGTCCTGCTAGGCCATAAAATGCAGCAGTATTGTCTGATAGTGTGCTATTAGTATAAATGCTTTTTGGTTCATACCACAATTCTTTTTGAGGGATGTCTACAGCTCTATAAGTATTAAAACCTGGTAAAAAGCCCATAACAGCAATAATAGCGTTCTCTGAGCCGTACTCGCCAGTCTCTTCTTGTTTAGCTGCAACTTGTTCTTGAGCTGTCTGTAGGTTCTGAGCAATAATATTTTCTACGGTTGTTTCGCTTTCTGTATCACTACCAACAGATGCAATAGATGTATCCATTTGATCTTGCGTTGTTTCAACTGTTCCACGTGGAACAACTGTTTCTGTTGAAACTGTTTCTGTTTCTGCAGATGTTGAATTAAAAGATGAGCTAGATACAGACATGCTACTCATATCAAGCACTTGGTTAGTTTGGGCGGTAGATGAAGCAAACTGATCTGACATACTAGGCGAACTGCTAATACTAATACCAGTATTAGATGATGAGCTTACAGCATTACCAGCTGCTATAGAGTTACCTGTAGCGTGAACTGAGTTGCCAGAGTTAGTACCGCTAACACTTTGATTTGCAGTTGTTATGGTGGATGCAACCACTCTTAATGCTATATCTCTACTAATGGAGCTTTTACCTGTAGCCTCTTCCCTTTCTGCGGTTTGGAACTCTTCCTCAAAAACTTCTTCAAACTCTTCAACTACTTCTTCTCTTTCGATTCTTTCTTCTTCTATTTCCGCTTCAGCTATACGTTCTTCTATGGCTTCAAAGATTTCTTCTACAGCTTCCTCTTCAAATATCTCTTCTATGAATTCTTCTTCAGGATCATCAAGCTCTACAAATTCTTCTTCGTGTCGCTCTTCAAAGTTCTCATTGGTTTCTTCTTCAAGCCTTTCTTCTAGTTCTTCAATAGTTTCAAATTCAACAAATGTGCTTGGTTCACTAAAGTCTTCAACTAAAAAAATTTCTTGAAAGATGAACTCTTCTATTAATATATCGTCTTGATGAAAAGGTTCATCATGGCGTGGGCCAAAGTCATCTATAAAAGGCAAAGGTTCAAGCTCAAAAAATATTATCAGCTCTTCAGTATCTGGGCCGCCAAAAAAATCTTCAAAGTTATTGCCGTTAAATTCTTCAAACGGTGGGAACATATCATCTTCAAATGTTTCTGTAATAGTAAACTGTTCCTCAAAACCTTGGTTATCGTGATGATCGTCTGTAAATATACCTGTGGCAAATTGTTCTTGCTCATCTATAAAACCATAGTCAACCTGCTCATCATTAAAGAAAGCTACTGAATCTTCTTGTCTGTAACCTGCACAAAAAGGTGCATACTGTGGGTCGTTATCACATTCTTGTTGGTCAAAGGCCTGCCAATAATTAGGACACGATTCACTATAAAGACCAGTGATATTACATTGTTGAGTTAATAAAGCATCACCATAACCTGAACAACTAGAATCATTAAGAGGATCACTGCAATCAATACCGTTGCCACTACCTGCGCCATATAAAGATCCACCATTTTCTAGCGTGGTATTGATAGATGTTGCATTCCAATTTTTATTGACGCAAGAGGAGGAGTTGGTTGTACCAGTAGAACATTCATCATGGTGATAATAGGTATATGAATTTTCTTTCTTAGAACCTACCTCACCTATTATTACATCATGGTTAATAATATTTAACGCACCATAGCGTATATCAAACGAGTTATTGTTCCACAATATAACTTCAAAGCTATTGTCTGTATTGCTTCTGTTGTACTCCCTTAAATCATACCAACCAAATATCATCTTGCCTGAGTCTCCCCAAGACTTCATCCTAGAATTGCTGTCTCTGATTAAATCAGTCCAGAAAGGATATAACGTGTAGGTGTGCTGTCCGTTAATAGGGTCAGGAGTATAGTCATTACAATAGCTACCACTATTACCAAAATGTAAGCATCCATTCGTCGCCATCCTCGCCTGGCTAAAAGTAGAACCGTAAAAAGTAAAATTAAAAGAAAGGTCAATTGCAGGACTAATACCATCATCAGAAACCTCGTATGCTAACTCGCCCTCAAAGTTGTTGGCGTTTGTTTGCAGATGAAATAAATCTTGTCCTGCTTCATAAGTGTACTGTCCATATACACTAAAGGATAGCAGACTAGCTACTGCGTAGCATAGAACTCTTTTTTGCATTGTTTTTTAGTTTTAGTTTTGGTTGTATAAAGAACCTTGACTGCCCCAACAACATCTTTATTAATCTTGTCTCTGTTAGGGTTTCTATCGTGGGTGCATTCTTGTATAAAAAATTCTTCTTGTTCTTTAGCATCTGGCCTTTTGGATGCGTTTTTAGCCCAAGCTTTAGTAGCTTCTGCACCTATTTTTCCCTTATAAGGACAAGGCGTACCAGCCATTTCCATAGCCTTAAATACTCTTTCATCCTGACAAAGAATAGATACTGAGGCCACTTTCATCCCAGTATCGTAGAGATATTTCGAAAGTTTAAGTCTTTCGCAGTTAGTATCTGTAACTGTGCGTCCTGTAGAAAACCCAAATACTTGCCCCTGGAAAGCACCAGAGCGGCCTACAGTACAAAGATCTTGCGAATAGGACATAATGCTAGGAGCTATTGCAGAAGCTGGAGGAGCTTTGCTCTTGACGTTTTGATTGATTGTTTGGGTTGAGTTCGACTGATTAATGTTTCGGTTGGTGTTATCAGACTTTGAATTATTGTTATTTTCATTAACATTATTGGTTTGAACATTAGAATCAGAAGTCGATTGATTGATGTTGGTGTTTTGATTCGTATTAGAACTGGTCGAAGTCGAATTATTTGTATTGTTAACATTTTGGTTTACTGTCGAATTAACCGTTGAGTTAGAAGTCGAAGTCGAAGTATTGACGTTGCTATTGGTGTTGGTGTTATTCGAGGTCGAGGTATTTACATTCGTATTTGAATTGGTCGAATTATTCGTATTGGAATTTGTGTTTGTCGAATTATTCGTGTTAGTCGATACGTTGGTATTAGCATTCGTATTGGTGTTCGTATTGGTATTTTGATTGGTATTGGTGTTTGTATTGGTATTGGTGGTTGTAGTCGTATTGACTGTATCTAAACTGTTGTTTTCACAATACTGAGATCCGTTGACGCAAGCTGTACCAGACTGTTGACTAGACTGGGCATTAACATTTACAGACAAACCAATAACCAAAGTTACCAAAAAACCAATAGCAGACCAGGCTATTATTTTATCGTGATGTTTTTGCTCCTTGTTCATTTGGTTTATAAACTCCTAGTTCAATTAATTTATCTCTATTACTTAAATGCTCTAGTTCAATATCTTTTTTGCTTTGGCCCTTGTATTTAACCGCCATATAGTTATCAATCATTTGCTGATTGATGTCTATTTTGTCTACTATAACTGATGCCAAAACTCTGCCGAATTTACCTTTAGAGTCTTTTAATTGCGTCTGTAAGATGACGTGCTTGCCATTTGATATGGCGTCTTTTAAAAACTTAGCAGCTAGCTTACCTCTAGCCTTTTCGTCTTTGTCGCGAGTCCTAGACTCGGGCGTGTCAATACCGTATAAGCGTACGCGACACTTGTAAATAATATCAAAGCCAAGATCCAAGTCAACGTCAATAGTATCGCCATCAACAACTCGAGTAACTTTGCACCCATACTCATACATTATTTTTTAGTTTTTTTTCTAACTTTTTTATATGCTTCGTTTATGTGAGGGGTACTAGGATCGTCTGCAATATATTTTCCCTTAACATCTCTAGCGCGTACTGTATCGTACATAGATGGAGGCGTAATAAACTTAAGAAGTTTTTTAAACCAAGACATTTTATTTTTTAAACTTAGAGGTAATTTTAGACCAAAGTTCAGGTTTAAATTTTTTTATTGAAAAAAGAATTACTGCTGTAATTATTATTGCTGGTATTAATATATCCATACTAAGCTCCTTTAAAATATGAAGGCAATCCAATCATAGGCCTTCCGTCATACTTGTTGCTTTTGGCATCTTTGCCGTCATTATTATTATAATGCAAAAACACTTGTCCGCAATCTTTACCTTTAAATGGCTCACGCCAATGCTCAAGCTCGCAACCACGGTACATAAGCATATCGCCTGGTTTTAAATTTACTTCTACACCCTTTTTACCTTCTTCACCTGATGGTTCTAGGAATATAGGCCAATCATCACCACCTAAATTCATAGTAGTAGAGATCTCGCAAGAGTATCTGTCTTTGTGTCTTTTTAGCTCATCACCTTTTTTATAGATTCTTGCGTATGAATAAGTTTCAGAAAGTTTAACTCCTGATTCTTTTTCCATTACAGGTTTTACTTTTTGCAATAAAGTTTCCATAGCTATATCTGCATAATGTGAGTAAGTTTCTGGTATTTGTTGGTCGTTCCATACACCAAAATATTCAGTAAATTGTGAAATGTATTTTTCATCAAACAAGTGTCTTGCTACTGCTCTTTTATTTAAAAAGTATTGATAACAAAAA